TCTTTATGCCGATATATCAGTACTTCTGTATCAAGACAAGTTTACACAGGAAGTTTTTGGTGAACCACTACCCGTGAATCCTATAGAGTGGGGTAAAAAAAGAGGTCTAGATGTTCTTAATTACGATGAAAAATATGGAGGATATCCAAAAAAAAGCGGTCATAGATGGCATCAAGCGTTGTACCTAAGCGGAATGGCAAAAAAGAAAGGTCTTGTACCTGATGAAGAACCTGCTAAAGCACCTGATGAAGAACCTGCTAAAGCACCTGTTGATAAAGATGAAGCAATTTATGGTGCACTAGAAGGCATAGGAGATGCCGGCGAACGTGGTGCTGGATGGGACAATCCAGACGTTAAAAGCATGGTGTCAGATGATTTCACAGCAGTGAAAAACGCAGGAGGCACGGTCCAGGATATCGCTGATGCGGTTCAGGATCAGGCCGAATGGATGAATCCAGAAGATTTCGAACTCATGGATGCCGCCGCAGAAGAGATTTTTGGTGAACCAGTACCTCATGGTTTGAGTGATGATGAGATTGGTACTCAATATGCAGATGAGTCCAAACAACCATTCAGAGAACAGTACAACAGGAAGAATATTATGAACCACTATGAAAGAAAAATTTATGAAGTGATGAAAGGACTCACGGAAGCAGACAAGTTCTACGCCAGGGACCCTAAGGGGAAAAAGATCTCCGTCTTCACTGACAAGGACAACTATGAAAAAGCAGTCAAGGGCGGCTACGAAGCCGTAGACTCTGCAGAAGCCGAAGCCGAACTGGCTGGGCAGACCGGTGAGAAGCCAGCTGAGAAACCAGAACCGAAAGCCACAGACATAGCAGCGGATCCCTTTGCGGATAAGGGTGGAGAAGAACCAGAAATTCCTGACTGGTACAGCGATCGTGGTGAACAGTATGAAGAATGGGCTCATATAGGTGGTATAGAACCACGCAGTCGAACAATGAGTAGAGATGAGATGGAAGCTTCAGGAATCCCTATGCGGGAATTAGAGCAAAATTATGATTCGATACCCAAGGACGCCGGGGATGCAGTTGTAGACTCATACGAAGGGTATAATCAAAAAACAGGTGGAGTCGTTCAGATGGTAGTAATTAGGTACGAGGACGGTACTACATATTATATGGAAACTGAACTGCACCATCACGGTACAGATGCCGCATGGCCTGAGGGAGAAGAGTTTTATGATAACCGGATGAAAAAAGTAAATCAGAGGTCCACGAAACCGGATGATTATCAGTCGCGAGGCATGGCTCCAAAGGAATCAGCTGTACAGAAGTCAGCAGCAATACATGGTGTTTTTGGTATTGAGCCACTACACGGACACGATTACACCAAGCCACCGGAGAAAAAAGAAGAATCAGTTAAGCCGTTTAAGTCCCAGTACAACAGACTCTTTGAGTCGATCGGGAAGATCTAGACGTGTACTACGAAAGACTCATCTATGACATCCTCAAGGAGGAAGACTTCAAAGCCAGGTCCACCGAGACCGGCAGGATCGTCCGATTTGGATCCAAAGAGGCCATGAAAGCAGCTATCAAGAAGGGGTCACATGCACCTCTGGAGAAGAAGAAGGGCAAATCCGGTGATGTGTTCGCGAAGGATAAACCAAAAGAAAAACCACAAATGCCCGGGCACAGATCCCGTGGAATGGGCACAGCCGTCACGGATAAGTACAAGGAAGGTGATATCGTTGATGCCAAGATAGCCATAGGTGACCTATCTGATGGGTTATCCAATGGAGGGAAGAAAATTGAATTAAATGATCTGTACGGGAAGATGGATCAGGCAAACCGAGGGATGGCAGACGATGAAGACTGGGAAGCCATGGCGAGAGACCTTTCACCTGAAGTGAAACAAGAAATACAGGACTATGCAGACATCCACTCAGATGGCGCGGAAGTCTTGAAACCGGTCCTGGATGCGATGGAAGAACCCGAAGGTGGCTTTGGTGGTGACACAGGCACCGATGCAGACTTTCAGGGTGAACCTCCTGAGGGTGCTAGAGAGCCCGAAGACCCTGATTCAGAATTCGGCAAAGACTATACGAGAAAATTTATGGGCACGGATGAGCCAGACGATGATGATTGGGATACATCATATCCAAACAAAGAATCAGCTGATATGATTGAGACCGGTATAGATGACACGATTGCATCAATCCCGGATGATGCATCGAGAATGGATGCTTACACGATAGTCATGGACACACTATCTGATGAGGAAGATTATAAAGACATGGTTGACAGAGTAGAACAACTGCAGGAACCAGATGAACCAGAAGAAAAACTAGCATACTGGGTTGTAGCGGGAGCTCTCGAGAGAGGTGAGTTAGAACCAAATGCTGGTCATATGGAACTTGCGAACTTCGCTGCTACGTATGAAGAAGATTTTTATGAAAGGGTGATGGATGAAAGTCCATATGCGGCAAATGATATGGGCGAGTCTACCAAACCCTGGAAGTCCCAATACAATAGACTGTTTGAGAGCCTTCACAGGATCTAAGTTTGAAGACACAACTCCTCTGTACATTCACCACGAAGTCTGAGTTGGATTCCATCACGGCACTCATCACTTCCAGCTACGATATTGCATTCAAGAAGATATACGTGCTCCAAAATGAAGACACACCAAATGAATTCATCTGTACGTACAACGTAGAACTCCACGAAGGTTTAGATTACAATAAAGTCCCGAATACGATATCTCTGCATCGGAAGAAGCACACGAACACTCTGTATACGATCAACGCTCTGAATGAGACGATTAAGAATCTCAACAATGGGGTCCTGGATACCAAGTATGTCATCCCATGGGAGAACTTCCAGAATACCATCCTGGTTACCAACTCACAGGGACTGAACAGAATTACGACTAGAATATTTAAGATTATAGAAATTTAAACAACAAAGAGGTTATTATGAAGTCAACCACCAATACATCAGAACTGTATTACTTCTACACTGTAGGATGTGCATACTGCAAGAAGGTTGAACCGATCGTCGATCAGATGAACAAAGACGGTTATAACATTCTGAAACTCGATCTAGAAGAACCAGAGAACAGACAGGTCAGAGATGAACTGAAGGAGAAGTTTCCATTCAGTTGCGGAACTCCATTTTTCATCGACCCCAGCACTGGTAACAATGTGTGTGGGTCCCGGGACAAAGACACTCTGATCAGATGGGCAGCTGGGGAGAAGATACCACCACTACAGCAACCAGTCACGCCAATGCCAAGGATACCACTATTGGATGTATCTCCTGAGGAGGAAGATAAATTCAAACAGGAATTCACAGTATGGTCAGAAGAAAATTCTCATCTTGAAAACCTCAAGACCGCACAGGAAATGCTCGCAAGTCCAAGACCTAGATCTCAAGCTCCAACTCCACCAAATGCAAATTTCACTCCAGAACAGATCAACGAATGGAAAATCAAATATACGACCTGGATAGAAGAGAATTCTCATCTCGAAAACATTGTACCAGTCGATACCGTTCTACAGAGGATCTCAGCTCGCCCGGGCCAATCATTGGAACAGAGAGTAGGGTCCATTGATGCTAAACTGAGTCGTCTGATGAGGCACTTAGGTGTCCAATAGTGGCTAAACCAAAGCCAACAGTCGATAGAAATCCCACCGAAAAAGAATTGCACAATGTAGATCGAGTAGAGGAAATGCTCTCTGGTGAACGACCCACTGAGCTACCCAGCAATCTCGATATGGCGCGAAACATAGCAGTTGAACATTGGAGATCACTCAAGTTGTTCCTCAGAGGGAAACGAGTATTGACGACCAAGGAAGAAGCTCAACAACGTTGGGACATCTGTTTAGATTGCCCACTGCTGATGTATGATGAGACTAACCCGGATACCGGAAAAGTAGACGGGAGATGCCCTGAATGCGGATGTTTCATGAATGTAAAAGTCCATTACAAGTCAGCCAAATGTCCAATTGACAAATGGTAAATATAAAATAAATGTTTTGGATTTTTAGTCCATATATATATGCAATGGTTATCGACTAAACGATAAATAATAAACAATAAACAATAAACAATAAACAGTAAGGAGAATATCATGGATATTCAACAAATCAAAGATAGGTTAAATTCCCTCCAAAGGACTCAATCAACAGCAGACTCATTTTGGAAACCCCCAGCAGGAAAGACACAAATTCGGATCGTACCGTATAAGTTCAACAAGGACAACCCGTTCATTGAACTGTATTTCCATTACAGTATGGGAGACAACAAAACCCATCTATCACCAGTATCATTTGGACGACCAGATCCAATCAACGAGTTTGCCGGCAAGTTAAAATCAACCGGTGAAAAGGATGAATGGATCCAAGGTAAACGCTTAGAGCCCAAAATGAGAACTTTCGCTCCAGTATTGGTTCGTGGTAAAGAACAGGAAGGTGTGAAGTTTTGGGGCTTTGGCAAGACCGTCTATCAGGAACTTCTCAGTTTCATTGCAGACCCTGATTATGGTGACATCTCAGATTCCATGGCGGGTCGAGATATTGTAGTAGAACGTCAGACTCCAGCAGAAGCTGGTAATCAGTACGGGAAGACTACAATCAGAGTCAAGCCTAATCAGACCGGTATGGTAGAAGATGCGGATATGATGGAAAATCTTCTAAACAGTCAGACAGAGATCACTGATCTCTATACGGAACCAGAATATGACGAATTGAAACAAGTTCTGTCTAACTATCTGACTCCATCTGCAGCCGAAGATGAGACACAAGCCGCAGCTGCACCGACAGCAACAGCACCAGCTTCTTCAAAGACAGTTGCATCTGTCGATGATGCGTTTGATGAACTCTTTAAGTCCTAAGTAACATGACTACAAAAGATGAGCTTGCAAGCGTCATTGCAGGTGAGCTCAATAAGCAGTTCAAGCACCAACAAGTTGCGTTCTTTTTAGACGAAGGATCATCACCGACTGATGTCACTGGATGGATCTCTACAGGTTCATCTATGCTCGATCTAGCGATCTCTAATAAGGCTTATGGTGGAATCGCTGTAGGAAAAATCACAGAGTTGAATGGGTTAGAAGGAAGCGGGAAATCCCTTATAGGTGCCCACATCCTGGCAAACACTCAGAAGCAAGGTGGTATAGCCGTATACATCGATACTGAATCAGCAGTCTCTACAGAGTTCTTGGAAGCGATCGGTATTGATGCGTCTAAGATGTTATATGTCCAACTCGAAACCGTTGAAGAGATCTTTGAGGCTATCGAGAACATAATAACAAAGATCAGAGAATCTGATCAGGATCGAATGGTTACCATCATGGTAGATAGTCTGGCAGCAGCGTCTACGAAGGTAGAGATGGAAGCAGATTTTGAGAAAGATGGATGGGCAACATCTAAAGCCATTATCATCTCAAAAGCTATGCGGAAGATCACTCAGATGGTTGCTCGACAGCAGGTAGCGTTGATTTTCACAAATCAACTCAGGCAGAAGTTGGGTGTCATGTTTGGAGATCCTTGGACCACTAGTGGCGGTAAAGCTCTTCCATTTCACGCTTCTACTAGAATCCGACTAAAGAATGGTGGCCAGATAAAAGATACAAAGAACCACACGATAGGGATGAAGGTCAAAGCTCAGATCATAAAAAATCGATTGGGACCCCCACTGAGGACGGCTGAATTTCAGTTGTACTTCGATAGGGGCATTGATGATTTTGGAGGATGGTTGTCTGTATTGAAAGAACATAAGTTGCTCAAACAGGCTGGTGCATGGTACACACTTGTGGATCACAACGGTAAAGAGATTAAATTCCAATCTAAAGAATGGAATGAAAAACTCGATAACGATGATGAGCTCAGGAAATACATATACGAGTTAATATGCAGCAAAAGTGTTCTGAAGTATCAATCACAAACCCTTGGCATTGATGATGTCAAAGAAACAAGTGACGTAGTAGATGACATCTGAGAAAATTGATAAGCGATATTTATCTATACTTTCTCAGATAGAAGAACAACATGCTAAAAATGATGAGAGCTCCTTTGACATTAACAGTCGAGTTCTCATCATTGATGGCTTAAATACGTTCATACGAGCTTTTAGCGCCAATCCATCACTGAATGACGATGGTGTCCACATCGGAGGTATAATTGGTTTTCTGAAATCACTTAGATTCACACTGAATAGGATAAAACCAACCAGATGCATCATAGTGTTTGATGGGATGAATGGCGCTAAGAGACGTCGTAAGCTCTATCCGGAGTATAAGGGCAATCGAAAAGTAAAACGGGGGTTCAACCGTAACGTTGATTGGGGAACAGCTCCTCAAGATGAAGATCAATCAATGAAATTGCAACTGGGGCGACTGATCAGGTATCTCGAAGAACTTCCAGTCTCAATTGTTAGCATTGATTACACCGAAGCAGATGATATCATTGCATACGTGTCCCAACAGTTATTAGTGGATAGCAGGATTATCATCATGAGTACAGATCAGGACTTCTATCAACTCATCAGCGATAGAGTCACCGTGTGGAGTCCAACCAAAAAGATAGAATATACAACCGAAAAGATTTTTCTTGAATTTGGAATCCAGTCCGAGAACTTTCTCACATATAGAGTCTTATCTGGAGATAAGTCGGATAATATTCCAGGTATTCAAGGTGCAGGACTCAAGACAATAAAAAAATATATTAAACCAATAACAGAAAATAGTTGTTTTAATGTGAAAGATTTGATAAATTTTTCACGTGATACAGACCTTAACTATAAATT